CTACCCGGCCGAACGCCGATCCACCTCGCGTTGAGTCGACTCGAGCGCCTGTCGGATGTTGCGGACGCCGTGCTTGAGCTCGTCCAACTCGCGCGCGCTCAGCTCCCGGATGGCGTCGAAGCGCGCGTCGATCAGCTTCTGGCCCGCCCCGATCTGATCGGCGAGCCGGCCGAGTTCAGAGGCGTTGAGCTTCTGGCTGTCGATCAGCCGCTCGCCGAGATGCTCGATCCCGCGGCTGAGCCCTTCCACGGAGATCTTCAGCGCCTCGACGGCGGTGACCCGGTCGCCGAGCGCTTGGACATCGCCTTCGATGTTGTCGGTCTTCTGCCGATGGACGCCGTGCGAGACGGCGACGGCGGCCAGCGAGAGCAGAAACATGCCCGCGGCCGCCGATCCCGACAGCCAGTCGATGGCGGTCATGTCTGTTCTCCGGTTTCATTGAAGCAGCCGAGGCCTCGCCGGCCGCGCTGGGGTTCGGTTACGCGGATTGGGCGCCGGTCGTGGGCGCGGTCGATGATGGCGCGCCCGCGACGATGTTCGCCACCTCGTGCTGGACGGCCGCGACGCCGACGGAGCCGAGCGCCTGGATGGCCGTGACCGACGCGGCCGCGAGCGGGCCGCCGGCCGATCCGATCAGCTTCGGGACATATTTGGTCACCAGGCTCGCGAGCTCGTCGGCGAAGTTGGCCAGGCCGCCCGACAGCGCCGTGCCCGCCCAGTCGGCGCCGACAGCGATGGCCGCCTTGCCGTCGGCGATGACGGTGTTCACCGCGGACTGGACGGCGGGATCGGAGGCGATCGACTTTTCAATGCTGGTTTCGGTCTGACCGAGCCAGGTTTCGGCTTCGCCGACGGCTTGGGACAGGGTGATCTTGCCTTGGATCAGTTGGGACAGAATGCTCATGGGTTGGTCTCCTTGGCCCCTGGGGGCGGTTGAACTCAGCGATTGCAGAGCGCGCGGAACGCATTGGTCGCCACTAGGCGGGCGGCGAGCCCGCCGAGGCCGCCGTTGACCGCGCGCGTGATGGCCTCGATGTCGGCTTCGTCGGCGAGCGAATTGAGCGCCTTCGCCTGCCAGAAGGCGCCGGCGGCGAGGATCCCGTTGGCCGGCGCCAGCAGCAGATCGGGCTCGGTCGGCAAGGCCAGACCCGTCAGCTCGCCCATGCTGGCGTAGTTGGCGCGCCCGGTGATCTGCAGCACCCCGCGCCCGCGAAACCTCCAGCCGTCGCCGCTGGCCTCATCGCCATTGCCCATCCGGCCGGCATAGGCGCGGTCCGCGATCCTCGGAGGATTGTGGGCGTAGTTGGCCGCGATCACGGCGGGAAAGCGCGCCGGCCAGGCCGCGGTCAGCGCATCGGCGGAATAGTTCAGGTTTTCGCTGAAGACGGTGAAATAGGCGCACTCGACCGCCATCTGGCCCATCCAGGCCGCCGCGCGAGCCGGCGTGTCGATCCTCCGGCGGGCGGCTTCGGCGTCCAGCAGCGGGGCGAGCGCATCGGCGTCGCAATGGCCCGCGAAGGCGCGCAGTCTGGCCGGCGTGATCATCGGACTACGCTCCTGGCGGAGCTTCGTCGGACGGGTCCGACTCGCCGAAGCTTCAGCGAACGATGGATCACTGGTCGTCCGCTTTTTGGCTGGCGGCGTAGTAGAAGGCCACCACCCCGCCGATCAGGCCGGTGATGACCACGCCCTCGGCCAGGGCGAAGAACAATTTACTCTCACCGAGGTTCGGGGTCTGGGCGAGCAGGTCGAGGATGTGCGCCGTGAGCCCGAAGAATCCGATCGCCAGCCAGCCGCGGGTGTCGGGGATCAACGCCAGCCACCAGGGTTTCACGGACGCCACGACGGGCGCCGCGTCGGGCGATTGGTCGGTCATGGGAGTCTCCGGGGTTGAGGCAGAGGCGGACGCCGTTGGCGCGTGGCGCCGCCAGATATCATGACGTCACCGCACTTCTGGCTTGCATAGTCTACGGCGTCGCCGTATGAAGGCGCTCGTGCACACGGTCGTCGAAACCCGCGCCTATCTCGCCGCCGCCAAGACCGAAGGCATGACGGTCGACGAGAGGGCGGCGGTGGTGAACACGATCGCGGCTAACCCCGAAGCGGGCGATCTGATCGTCGGTTCGGGTGGCTGCCGCAAGGTCCGGATCGCCGGTCGTGGTCGCGGCAAGTCAGGCGGCTATCGGGTAGTGACCTATTTCGCCGGCGATCACGCGCCGGTGTTCCTCATTACCGTGCTCTACAAGGGTACGCGCGGAAATTTTAGCGGTGCGGAAGTGAGCGCGATGGCGAGAATGACTGGCCGGCTGGTTGAGAGCCTTGGCCCTCGGGCCATGGGTTGAAGGATTGGACGATGAGCAAGAAGAACTTCGAACGGGTCATGGCCGGGCTGGAAGACGCGCTAGCGTTCGTCGAGGGACGCGCCGATCCGGCTGCCTACCGCGTCCACGTTCCCGAAGTCGTGGATGTGAAGGCGATCCGGACCAAGCTCGGGCTCACCCAGCCCGAGTTCGCCGCGCGGTTCGGCTTCTCTACCGGCGCGGTGCGCGACTGGGAGCAAAAGCGCAAGCAGCCTGAAGCTAGCGCCAGGATCTTGTTGAAGATCATCGAGCATGAGCCCGAAGCGGTGAAACGGGCGCTCGAGGCGGCTTAGCAGCCATGGAGACCACGCTCGAAGACACCGAATTCGGCCGCGAGCTGATCGAAAGCCTCGGCGAGGTCCGCGACCATCTGGACGGCAAGACCGCCCCGCCCGCCGCGTTGTCGGCGGCGGCACGCACGGTGGAAGGTTGGCCAAGACATTCAAGGCGTTCGAGCACAGCTTCGGCGTTCCGGCTCGCACGCCGGAACATGGGAGCGAGGCGAAGCAATTGATGACTCCGCGCGGATCCCCGGACCTATAAACGACGCAGGTGGCCCCGGCTCGGACGGTTGGGCGGCCATAGGAATCCTCGGGGTAGGCGGCGAACGACGTTCGCAGAGCGACAACTAGGACGGCTGTCGCTAGACTTGCCGGTCTCAACCCGAGACCGTAGGTTCAAGTGCGGGCGGCAAAGGTCGCCGCAGGCAGAGACCTGATGATGTCCAAATTGATGTTCGTGGCGAGGAGGGCTCTCTTCGTCCAGCCATTAGGGACAACCATGCGGACCTTGATTCGGAAGGTCGCACGATTTGCCACGGGTTCCTCGACAAGTCCTCAGCCAAGAGTGGCCCACCAACACCCTATAGACGCGCTCTACGGAATCGAGACCGGCGGCGTGATCTCGGCCAGCGCGCTGCGCACCAACTCAAGCGCCGACTTGCACAACTTCGGCTACGTGGGATCGCAGCCCTCGATCATCCGCAAGGCGCTCGCGACGATCCCGAATCTGGACCGGGCATCCTTCGTCGATTTCGGATGCGGCAAGGGTCGCCCCCTCATCGTGGCCAGTGAATATCCCTTCCGCCGCATCGTCGGAGTTGAGCTATCGCCCGCCCTCTGCGAAATCGCGCGCCGCAACGGCGCCCGCATCAGTGCGCTGCATCCGGAGCGGAGGCCGATCGAGATCGTCGAAGGCAACGTGCTCGACTTCGAAATCCCGCCGGGCCTAGTGGTGATCTATCTCTACAACTCATTCTACGCCCCGCTGATGAAACAGGTCGCGGCGAAGGTCGCTAGACACCAAGAAAAATCTGGCAACAAGGTCTTCTTGATCTACTACAACCCCGCCAACGCCAAGATTTTCGACCGCAGCGATGCTCTTTCTCGCTATCACGCCGCGAAGTATCCTTGCGATGAAGCTGAGGCGGAAGCTGCGGCCTGGCGCGACGACAGCGTGGTGATCTGGCAAGGCACGAGGGGCGAAATGCTTCCACCACGGGCCGGCGCCGAGGCCAACGTCCGAGTCACGGCGGGCGGAAACGGCGGCGAAGTCCTGCAGGCGACGGGCTGATTTGCCTCGATGGCGTTCATGGATGCGCGATCGCTATGTTCGCGGCCACGCCGGCGTCGGTCGCATTGAGAGTGGCCGTCCGCGTTCCGGTCGCGCCCGAGGCAGTCAGGTTCTCCCACGCGACGACCTGGCCCGCATAGAAGCCGGTCAACCCGATCGATGAAAATTGGGTCACGCCCGTCAGTGAGACGGCGGGCGTTTGCCCGGACGGCTGGGTGATCGTGGTCCAGGTCGTCTCCTTGCCGTAGTTGCCGTAAACGGAAAGCAGCAGGTCATTCGTCGCCGAAGGCGATACCGAGGGCGCGACGTCCGATGCCGTGTTGGCCGAACATCCCTGGATCGCGCTGATTCCGTGGGCGTCGATCGGCGTGGTCTGGTTCGCGTTCCGGACATCGACGATCATCACCGTCGAGCCCTTTCCGGCCGCCGTCGTCCAGGTCCAGGTGTATTGGCCGGTTCCCGACACGTCCGCGCTGGTGGCGAGACGATAGGCGGTCGCCATGGCGTCGCCGGAATTCGTGCAGGAGCCGTTCTCCTGATCATCGAGAAGCGTGAAACCGCTCGGGGGCGCCGGGGAGTGGTTGGACACGCCCATGGTGTCCGTGAGCTTCAGGGTCGTGATCAGCAAATCGCCGACGGCGATCGTGCTGGACGGGTTGACGGCGTAGGCCGAAAGCGTGGTCAGGCCTCCAGCGCCGTTGGCCCCCGTGGCCCATTGGACATAGGGGTGAGCGGTCGGCATGCTGTTCGGGCCGGTGGGCGCGTTCCAGGCGCTGCCGGCTGTCGTCAGGTTGGTGACCTGCCCGAGGTTGGTCTGGAAGCCGGACGCCGAGCCGCTGAGATAGATTTCAGGCTGGCGGCCAAGGGGGACCGCGCCATTCGCGCCGAGATAGACCGGCCCGCTCTTGTAGAACTTCGCCAGCAAGGCCGCCGGAATGGTCCCCTGGCCGCCGGGGCAGGCATAGGACACGCTGTTCACGGTGATGTTGGAACTGCTGTCGCAGACGATGGATATCGTCGCGTCGAGGAACACGTCCGCGACGTCGATATTGCCCGCGCCAGGGCTGAAAAGGCCGACCGAATTGCCCTTCACCATCCAGGCGCGCTGACTCAGCCCGACGACAAAGGCGGCCGTGCTTGGGCCGGTGCAGGTCGTGATCTTCGACACGCCGTCGACGTAGATGGCGAGGCTCTTGGTCGTGCTGCTTACGGTCCCATCGAATGAATAGAGGATGTGGTGCCAGTTCGCGTCCGACAACAAACTACTGATCGTCGCAAGGCATTGGTGACCGGAGCCGCCCGTATCGTCGTTGAAGTTGGCCCTGAGCGTGCCATAGTTGCTGGACGCGTTGTCGTAAGTCATCGCGTTGCCAGGGATGACTTCCGTGCTCGCATCCGTCGAGTTCGGCGACGACGACACGATGTCGCTTCCATAGCCGCTCAGATAGGTGATGCCCGTCCCGGCTGACGAGGATGAGGCTGGGAAGGCTTTGAGCCAGTAGCTGACTGTCATGGTCGACGTGTCGGCGACCGTCGTGCTGCTGACCTTCATCGGCGTCGGGGACGCCGTGTAGGGGTTGGGCGTCGAGAGATAGGACTGCTGGCCGTCCAGGTGGACGCTGGCCGGCGTGTAGGAGGCGACGACGATCGCCTTCTTGTGCATCACCACCCCGACGCGCTGAGCACGCGTCATAGCGTCGGCCGCGCCGGCGAGCGCGGCAAGGGCCGCCAGCGCGGCGAGCAGGATCGATCGGCGCTTCATCGCTATTTGTCCTGCAAGCTGTTGGCGTAGATCGTGAAGACCTCGCCCGAGATCGGGGTGTAGGCGCCAGTGACCGTGATCAGGGCGTCGACATAGGTGTGGCCGGACAGGGCCTGATACTGCATCCAGCCCTGGCCGGCCGTGGGCGTGCATTCGCTGAAGGCCTGGGCGGTCGCGTCGTTGGTCGCCTGCATGGCGTTGCAGGTGTAACTGCCCAGATAGTTCGGCAGGTCCGCCGCGAAGGGGCCGACATAGGCGGTGTGGTCGTACATCGAGGTCGTGGTCGGCGCGGCGCTGAAGAACCAGACGGTGAAGGTCGCGCCCGTCAGGCTCGTGCCCGTCTTGCCCAGCATCACCCGCCCCAGGGTGCCCGTGGCGGCGTTGGCCCCGGCGATCGTGACCTGGATCGGCGCGCAGGCCGTGGTCGAGGCGTAGAGACAGATCAGCTCGTTGGCCGCGTAGATGGTGGTGTTGGCGATCCGCGTGATGGAGCCGGACTGGTTGACGCCGGTCAGACCGCCGGTGTTCCAGGCGCCCGACTGGGCCGCGTTGACGGTCGGCGTTGACGCGAAGGCGGGCAGCGTACCGGTGATCCCGAAACTGGCGTTGGTGATCGAACCGATCGCGTTGGAGCCCGTCGACAGCCCGACGTTCCAGGTTCCGCTCTCCGCCGCGTTGACCGTCGGCGTGGAGGCGAAGGCGGGCAGCGTACCGGTGATCCCGAACGCGGTGTTGCCGATCGAGCCGCCGGCCTGGAAGGGCGAGCCGAGGGTGGTGTCGATGGTCTTCAGGTAACCGTTGACGGTGTTCGCGCCGGGGCTCGCGCCCGTGCCGAGATCGACGATGGAACCGAGGGCGAAGGCGCCGGAGGCGGCGGTGACCGCTCCGCCTCCCCCGCCGCCGCCGCCCGAGCTCTGCAGCGAACAGGTGGCGGTCTGGCCAATCACGCAGAGGGCGCCCGTGACGGAGTCATACCCGATGATCTGGACGCCCTGAGCAGGGATCTGGCTCGAGCCGCTGGGGACCTGGTAGGCGCCCACGGTGGGCGCGCTCTGGGCGTGGACGGCGCCGGTCCAGGCGAGCGCCAGCGCCGCGATTGCGGGCGTGATGACTTTCATCGGTGGCTCCTTGAGTGTTGAGTGCGCGGTTTGAAAACAGATCGTCATCCCGGCTCTACGGCCCGCTACGCGAGCCCTCGGCCGGGATGACGGAGAAGGGTTGGCGAACGCGGTTCGCGTTAGTCGAAGTCCGGCGCGGCGAAGGCGGATACGTCGAGGCCGGCGAACTTGGCCGCGACCTCGGGCTTTTCGAGGAACTTGCGCGGGTTGGGATGGCCGGCGTTCAGGTAGGCCAGGGCGACATAGGCCGCCGCCGGGCTGGCGAAGCGCATGTCGCGGTGCTTGAGCATCTCGCTGAACGGACCGCGCGCGCGCTCGAACGGGTGGTGCTTGACCAGGTTGAGCATGAGGTAGTGCTGAGCCCAGCCGGCGAGAAATTCGCCGTGCTCGTGCGTCTGGGCGTTGTTGAACAGCAGGGTCCGATGCATCGATTCGCAGATCGCGACGGGGCCCCATTCGGGGTGGGCGTAGACGTAGGCCTCGACCTCGGTGATGTCGTCGTTCAGGTGGTCGGCGAGATAGTCGCTCACCGGGCAGGCGCGCCGCCCGATGATGGCGTTGGACTGGCGGTAGTCGCTCAGCAGTTCGGCGACGGCGGTGTATTTCAGCCGCACGGTCCAGGGATGGGCGTCCGGGTCCATCACGACGTCGGCGGGATCGTCCACGCGCTGCATCTAGGCCCTCGCGATGATCTGCAGGCAGGCGCCCGCGCCGGGCTGGACGGCCCCGAGCGCGCCCGCGCCGCCTCCGCCGGGAGCGATCCCGCCGGTCCCGTCCGTGGTCTGGTCGGTGTAGGCGCCGCTGATATTGGCCGCGCCGCCGCCGTCCCAGGTGTCGGTCAGGCCGCCGTTGTGGCCGGTGTAGGCGTTGGTCGACGAAGCCCCCGTCGCGGTGGTGACGGTCGCGGTTCCGCCGGCGCCCTCGGCGCTGGTGGTGGCCGAGGTTCCGCTGTTGGCCGTGATGTTGAGCCCCGTCCCCGTGCAGGTGGCCGCCGAACCCACCGCTGACGGCAGGGTGTAGGTCAGGGTCTGACCGGAGGCGGGGAAGCCATGGATCACCACCGTCCCGCCCGCGCCGCCGCCGTAGTTGGTGGTGGTGAAGCCGTCCTTGAGGCCTCCGGACATCACCCCGTTTCCGGATCCGCCGATGCCGGTCAGGATGATGTCGACGTGGCCGCTGCCTGGCAGAACGACGGTCTTGCCGGAGCCGGCCGACGAGTCATTGATCAGGTTCGAACCGACGGCGCCCCCCGTCGCGATAGCCCCGACCGTGATGGCGCTGGCGATGATCTCGCGGTTCGAGACGATGTCGCCGACGATGTAGACCACCGAGACGTCGTAGGTCTGGCCCGACTGGACAGAGGCAATGATCTTGGATGTCGCGTTGGCGTTGCCCATGCCCGCCGAGATCCAGATCGTCGTCCCCGTGACGCGGTATTCGAAGTCGATCGCGGTGGCGCTGGGGTTGTCGCTGGCGCCGGTGATGACGATCGCCGGGATGGACTGGCCGGCGTTGCTCAGGGTCGTGCCGACGGCCGTCCAGGCCGCGCTCGACGGGGCGGCGGCGCCGAGCGGGATCGGGACGATGGTGTAGACCAGGCAGTCGGACAGGCTCTGGACGCCATGGCCCCATTGATTGAAGCTCTGGAACTTGATGTAGACCGGCTGGTCGGCGTTGGTGGCGAAATAGGGGAAGTCGAAGATCGCCTCGTCGAGCCGCACGAAGGGCGCGCCGGCCGCGTGGGCGGCGATGGTGCTGTTGAGGTAGCCGCGGCGGATGTAGCTGGTCAGGTTGTAGCGGCTCGGGTTGGTCAGGGTCGCGGTCGAGAAGCAGACCAGCTCGCCGTCGATCAGGCAAAGGGTCGCCCCGTTGTCCGCGTCGGCGCTCGATGCGCCGGTCAGGGCGCCCGCCGAGGCCCCGAGGTCAACCGACAGGGTGTCGGCCGTGTCCGGGTCGGCGTGGCTGGCGAACGAGGCCGTCGCGATCCCGTAGCGGGCCGACCCGTCGATGGTTCCGATCTGCTGGTAGTTGGTCCCGTCGATCGAGGCCCAGACGTTGGCGCCGCCCCAGTTGGGACCGCCGGCCACCGCCGCCCAGACCTCGAGGCTGGACGAAAGGACCGACGGCGGGTTGAACAGGTAGGGGCCGGAGATAGCCGATGTCGTGGCGGCGTAGGGACGCCCCGCCAGGCCCTGATAGAGCTGTTGTTGCGAAACCAGGATGGCGTTGGACCCGTCGCCGGTCCAGATGTTGGCGTTGGCGTCGCTGTTGGCGAAGACGATTCCGTAGAGCGCCGTGGCGCCGGGAAATTGCGCCGTGATCGCCACCCGCCAAATGCCGGAGACGAGCGTCGGGTTCATGGTCGCGGAGACCAGGACAGCGTCCCCGCTGGCCGTTCCGGGGGTGACGATGGTCCCCGCGTTCAGGTCGACCTCGATGATGACGCCGTTCGTTCCGTCCTCGAGTTCCACGCGGGCGATCTTGTGGGCGCTCTTCTGAAGACAGACCGAGTAGGTGTAGTTCAGCCCCGCGAAGGTGTTGGCGACCTCTTGCCCGATCGCGTGGACGCCGCTCACGGCCGTCGGGACGATATAGGCCGCCGTCGTCAGGCCGAACTGGTCGGTCGAGGCCGCGCCGGTGACCGTGGCGTTGACCTTGAACCAGGCCGACTGCGTTGGATCGCCGGAATAGAGCAGCAGGTTGGTTTCGACGCTCCCAGGATCGATCCCCTGGTTGACCGCGTAACCCGCTGAGTTCTGCATGGCGTAGAGCGGGGCGTTGGCGACTCCGACAGGATAGTCCTCGGCGATGATGGCGCGGCAGGCGTCCTCGTCGTCGTCGATCTGGATGATGCGGACCGGATAGGCGTTCAGGCCGAGCCCGGTGTCGGTCAGCTCGAGGATGTCGCCCGGCTCCAGCAGGGCGAACTGCCAGCCTACCGTGAACTTGAACTGGGAGCGGATGTAGAGGGTGCGCTGCAGATAGAGCTGCGCCGACAGCGCCGCGACGGCGGGCGCGGCGATGCAATGGACGGTGTCCGGGTCCTTTCGCCGCATCCCGTACTGGGCCACGTTGGCCGCGTCCGAGGCCAGGGCGATGGCCATGTTGTACTGGTTGGTCCGGTCAAGATATTCCAGTTGGACCACGTTGTAGGCGTCGGACTGGTCCTGGATGTCGACCGTCAAGGGATCGTCGCCCTCGGACTGGGGAATATAGTCGTCGTCGTTCAGCGAATAGACCGGCGTCGAGGCCGGCGTGTAGGTCTTGCCGTTCCCGCTCAGGGCGGTGTCGCCGTAGGGGATGAACTTGAGCAGGCCCTCGGACCAGACGCAGGTCGAGTTGGTCGCCCTGAGCAGTTCGGTCAGGAAGTCCGAAGCGCTGCGCTGGGAATCGATCACCGGCGAGACCAGCAGGCCGGCGGCCAGGCAATAGTCCTGATACTGCGTCAGATCGCCCAGCAGGCCCGGCGCCCAGGACGGCACGCCGTAGCGGGCGTTGCCGAAGAAGTCGGAGACCACCAGCGAGGGGTCGGCGTCCTTGCTTCCGCTGACCCCGAAGCCGGCCAGACGCGCCACCTCGAAGCTGTGGTTCGGGGTGGTGGCGCTGGAGTCGAGCGCATAGTTGGACTGGTAGACGATGGCCAGCCCGCTGTAGCCGATGGCGTGGTCGGGGTGGTTCGAGGTCAGATAGGACCAGGCCGATTGGCCGATCGCTCCGGTGTTCAGGTTGAGGTTGGCCTGGACCAGGGCGGTCTTGGCGGCGTTGGTGTAGACCTTGCCGTCGACATAGACCGTCGAGACGCCGTCGATCGGACCCTCGCACAGCGCCAGGATAACCGTGGCGCTGTAGCTGTAGCCGGTGGTGGTCGATCCGCCCTTCCCCGCCGCCGCCTTGTCGGCCTTCGACTTGAAATCCAGATAGTCGACCAGGTTGCACTTGCAGCGAAAAGTCCCCCAGCCGACCGGCACGTTCAGCCCGAGGGAGGAGGTCTGCACCTGGATCCCGGCATAGCGGGTGATGGCGTTCGAGGCTGATCTACCGGCCATCGCGCTTCGCCCAGAATGAGAAATGCCGCCGCGGCCGGTCGATCAGGTCGACGTCGCGCTCCAGATCGCCCAGGCAAACGCAGCCGTCCTTGCGCGCCGCGTGCACCACCACGCCGGGCGCCACCAGGATCGCCCCGTGGCTGAAGGCGCGGCCGAACTTGAACAGGATCAGTTCGCCCGGCTGGGCCGCGTCGGCCGCGATCTCGGCGGCGAAACGCTGCACGACGCCGGCGTAGCGTTCCTCCTGGCGGTGCAAATGCCAGTCGGAGGGATAGTCTCCAGTGTCGAAGCCGTCGATCAGGCCGACCGCCGACCAGACGCCGATGGGTAGCTGGGCGCAGTCCACCCCGACGCCCTTGAGGCAGGCGCGATGGTGGTAGGGCGTGCCGAGCCAGGACCGGGCCTCGGCGATCACCAGGGCGCGTTCCTCGGCCTCGGGGGTCAGCCTCACGAGCCCACCGCCCCGGTCACCGCCGGCGGGGTAAAGGGCTGGCCTCGAAAGTGGATCAGATTGCCGAACGCAGAGCAGGCCGCCATCGTCAGCGCGCAGCCGCGATAGGCGGTGAATGTGTCTCCCGGCGCGGGCGCGTTCGGCAGCGGAAAGGCGAAGGTCAGGGCGCCGCCGGCGTTTGCATAGGTGGCGACCGCCCGCGACAGGCCGGCGTTGGCGCCGGTCAGCCAGACGATCTGGCCTTGGGTGAAGAAGCCGTCGGCCTGGGTTAGGGTCGTCGCGCAGGCGGTGGGAGTTCCGCCGCCGGTAACCGTTCCGGCGAAGGCGAAGCTGGCCTTGTTCAGGGTGCAATTGGCGTCGAAGAGGCTGTTGAGACAGCCGGCCTGGTAGACGTCCGGCCCCATGTTGACGTTCAAGAGCACCGTCCAGGCCGACACGGTCAGCTCGAACTGGGTGCGCGACAGATTCTTCAGGGAGGTCACCCGGCCGCTGAAGGCGATGGTCGCTCCGGTGATAGGCTGGCCCCAGGCCGGCAAATAGGCGCGGTGCAGAACCACGGTGGCGCCGTCCAGGCCATTGCCGCGCACGAAGGGCAGCACCGGAACGCCGTTGATCAGGTCCGAGGGAGCGGCCGTGACGGTGGCCTGCAGGGTGGCGACTTCCAGGCCGAGCTTGGCGCTGATCTTGCCGCGCTCGATGGTTGGGCCGGCGAGCCAGGTCTGGCCATTGAAGCTGAGCGGGCCGTTGAAGCCGGCGCCATGCCAACGCACGACCGCCCCGCCGTTGAGAGTGATCGACCAAAGATCGGCCATCACGAAATCGGCCCCGCCGTTGAGCAGGGCCAGGGTGGCGCCGGGATGGCCGGCGGCGTCGATCGGGGTGAGCATCAGGCCCTCAGACTGGTGAACTTGACCGACTTGCCCGACCAGAGCTGGCTGACGATCTGTTCGAAGGCCAGGTCGTCCTCAAGAAAGCGGCAGCCGAAGTAGAAATAGCCGTACCAAGCCAGCGTGTGGCCGGTCGCGGGCGCGGTGGCGAAGGTGACGAGGCCGTTCGGACCGATCGTGCAGGGGCCGGCGGCGGCGGCGTTGTCGAGGATGGCCGGGTTGAAAACCTCGTAGACCGGCTCGGTGAACGAATTGATCGAACGCGTCAGTTGGAAAACTCTGGTCGTTCCATCCCCGGTCGCGAAGATCTGCGGAGAAGCCGAAAGTATCTGGCAGTCGGTGGGATCGACGAACAGCCAGGGCGCGTACTGGCCCTGGATGACGTTGAAGAACTCCCACAAGGTAAAGAGTTCGTCCGTGGACGGCCTGTGGCGGATAACCTCGTAGGTCAGCTCGAACTGCCACAGGGGATAGGGCCACAAGGCGGTGCGGCGTTCGCGGCCGGACGCGGCGCGCTTGACCTTGGTCGACCACAGCGGAGCCTTGCCGACGGTCGGTGTCTGGCCGGGCAGGTAAGGCAGCACCGGAAGTCCATCGGCGCCAAACCAGATGCCTGAGGGCAGCGACGTGACCGTCGCCGGCGGGATGTAGGGCGTGACAGACAAGACTCACCCCCCCAGCTTCGCGCCGCCGCGAAGGCGGCTGTTCAAGGCGTTGACCAGCTTGTCGCCGTGGTTGTCGAACAGCCGCTGGACGCTGGCGCCATCGACGGCGTGGACGTGCAGATGGACGTGTTGCTCGCCGGCCCCGCCGGAGCCGTTCAGGGTCATCGCCGGGGATCCGGCAAAATTGGCCGCCGCCAGCATCCCGCGCAGCGGATTGGCGATCGAGGCCGGCAGCACCATTTCGTTGGCGTGCAACTGGGTCAGGGGATTGACGCCGGCCGGGATGTCAAAGCCCCCTGCCGCCGAAGCCATGTTCCCGTAGGCTTCGACGGCGGCGAAGGTGACGGTCGCCGCGGCGGCGCCCAGGATGGGGCCGATGATCGGGATGCCGGCCATGGCGCTGTAGGCCGCCGCCGCCGCCTTCAGCGCCTCGTTGAAGATCAGCTTCTCGGCCGTCATTGCCGAAACCGCGCGCGACTGGGTCGCGGCGACCTCTTCGACATTGGTCCGCGCCAGCGCGCCGGCGTCGGTGGCGATGGTCTTGCGGGTCTCGGCGAACAGCCAGTCGGAGACCAGTTTGGCGGTGACATCGGCGAACTTGTTCAGAATCTGCTGGCCGATCGAGGCCATGACCTGGCCGAACGACTTGGTCCCCTCGGCCATCTGGAGCAACCCCTGTGTGAAGTCGCGCGTCACCGCGCCGGCCGACTGGTCCCAGGCCTGCTTGTACTGCTGGGTCTCCCGCCGGTTTTCGTCCGACCGCGCCCGATCGCCGGCGAGCACGGCGGCGGTGATGGCTCGCTGGGCCTGTTCCGCAGCGGCCTGTTCATCCTTTTTCAACTGGATGTATTCGGCGGAGCCGCTCGCCGCCGCTTGCAGCGCCAAGGCGTCCGCGCGGACGCGTTCAGTCGCGATCTTCGTGGCGGCGTCGATGGCTACATCCTGCTCCCGCTGGGCCAGCGCCAGTATCTGGACGTGGGCCTGCTGGTGCGAGATCAGACCGTCCCGATCGGCCTGTCGGACATCCTGGGTCTGCTGGGCAGCGCCTTCCTTGGCGGCGGCCGCGGCTTGGCGGAAAGCGGAGGCGGCCGATTCTCCAGTGGTCTTCATCGAGTCCGACAGCGTCTGGGCGGAGGCGGCGACTGACTTGATGTTGGCCAGCATGGCCGCGACCGCCGTCCCGACGGCGGCGGTGTTGGCGGTGAATCTCACCTCAAGGGCGGTGTCGGACATTGAGGCAGCTCCATCGAGGCCGCGCCGGTGGGAGCGCCGACGGGGCCGGGAAACGTGCGCAGGAAATTCGCCAGGTCGGCGGGATCGACCAGCTGATGTTCAGCTGGCGGTTTGGGCTTGCTCAGCCCGAGATAGAGCGCCACGGCGACGTAGGTCGGCGGGCCGTAGCGCAGCCAATGGCGCTGCATCGCGCCGTAGCGATGCAGGTTCCAGCGCGTCTCGATCAGGTCCCAGTCCCCGCCCCCGCATCCGGCGGCGACCAGTTCGGCGATCAGGCTATCGAAGTCTCCGTCGAAGGGCTCGCCGCGCCCTCCGCCGGCGGGGCTTCCCCCGATGCGGTTTCCTCCGGCGAGGCGGCGAGGCCGGTCTCGATCATCAGGGCGTTGATGAAGGGGCGAAGGCCCGCCATTTCGCGAGGCGTCAGGCTTTGCTCGAGCTCCTCGACCGTCAGGGTCTGGCCGACCGCGCCGACGGCGATGACGCCCAGGATGGCGTCGACGGCCGCCATCGGATCGGTCTGCTCCTGGATGGCGGCGATGTAGCGCCAAGCCGCCTTGAGCGCCTTGAAGTTGGGCAGGTCGACCTCGATGGCCGCGCCGCCGATGGTGACTTGGGCCATGCGAAGCCTCCTCAACCGGTCATCGAATAGCTGAAGACATTGCCGGAGCCGTCGTCCTGGGCGCCCATGTCCAGGCTGGTGAGGGTGAAGTCATCCAGCTTGAGGGGCATGGACAGTTTCGAGGCCTGGACCGCCGGGAAGCTCATGAACAGCGACTTGCGGCCGCCCACGCCGGCGAATTGATTGACCAGGGTCATCGAGAAGATGGCGTTCGAACCCATCGGCTGGTTGGTGTAGGCCAGCCGGGTTCCGGTGGTCGTCGAACTGTAGACGTAGCTTATCCGCACCGCATCGCCGTTCAACGAAGCGTTGAAGGTGTAGGCGCCGCCGGTGACCGCATATTGATTGCCGCTCGGCGCCGAGGCCACGCGCGTCATGTAGAGGCCGGTGGCGACATTGTAGACGCCCAGATCCTGCGTCCAGGTCGAGGCGTTGGCGACGGTCACCGCGCCGGCGGTGATCACGCCGGTCTCGTCGATGGAGTTCAGCGTTTCTCCGACCGAGGTGGATAGGCCGAAGAAGATGTTGTTGAACAGGTTGGGGTCGACCCGACCGATGGCGGCCTTGATGTCGATCTTTCCCTTTCCTCGCGCCTGTTCGAGGGCGAACTGGCTGGAGCCGTACAAGAGCTTGGTGTCGAAGCTGAAGTCGACGGTCACGTCCTGCAGCGCGCCAAAGCGCGTCGGCGTAGCGTTGGCGCCGGCGGGGGTGGCGAAAAGGAAGCCGACCCCGAAAACTGACTGAGGCATTTCAGAATTCCCTCATGATGGAAGCGACGAGGTCATCGAGCTTCGATTGCAGATGGTTCCAGCACGCGACCTCGCGCGCGATCGGGCTGTTGGCGATGTGGGCATCGCGCCAGGCGCGGATGGCGGCGATGAGCCGAGCCTCGAGATTCGCGGAAACTGGCCGCGCGGCAGGGTCATCGGCCATGGTGGCCTCCCGAGGTTACAGCGGTCACGGAACGAGGATCTTGATCGGCACGATGATCAGCGCCTGGCCGTCGAGGTCGCCCGGGTCCTTGAAGATCTTGCCGGAGATAAAGCAGTGGTGGACCAGACCGCCGAGGGTCTGCGCCTGATCCGGATCGCCGGATGGAAACAGCGCCTGGACCGCGTCCAGGATCAGGTTGGTCTCGGTAGCCGGCGTGGCCGCGGGGTCCTTGCCCACATTGTGATAGATCAGCCAGCTGGCCGAATAGGTGGTCTTCGAGGGCAGGCCGGTCACCTCGGCGACGTCCTCGTCCTGTTCGGCCTGGCACAGCGCCGGCTGGGCCGGCAGATCGTCCCACAGCATCACCCGGCGGGCCTGATAGGCCAGGCCCCGCGGCGGGGAATCCCAGGCCAGGCCGACGGTGAGGGCGAACAGGGCGTTGAAGATATCTTCGCGCGGGTTCATTCAACTTCTCCGTACGCGAGCGCGCCCGCGACCGCGGCCTTGAGTTCATCGGCGATGACGCTCGCCATGTCGGCCAGGCTCGAGCGCAAGTAGGACCGTTCAGGAATCGTCGAGCCCGGGTGGTGGACGATGGCGGCGAAGACGGTTCGCCCGCCCATGAGGAAGGCCAGGGCCTTGGCCTTATTAGGGATGATGTCGTGCGCGCCCGTACGCCCGCCGTATTCCTGGATGCGGGCGTATTTGACCTCGCCCGACGAGAAGACGCGCGCCTGGACGGTGTCGCCCTCGACGGTAACGTCAGCGCCGATCGAGGCGCGCAGGGCGCCGGTCCTGGAGCGCAGGACATGTCCCGACAGCTTGTCGTTGACCACGTGGGCGCGCAGGCGCTGGGCCAGGTCGGCGGCCTTGGCGCGGACCACCGCCTGAACGGCGGCGGGCAGGGCCTCCAGACGTTCGTTTAGCGTATCCGCGCCGGCCAAGGTGACGGTGAGCATCGAGCGAAGGCCTTTCCGCCGCGGATCAAATCGGAGCGACCGCCCGGTAGGATGCGAGCGCGGCGGCTGCGCTGGCGTTCATGTCGGCGAGCGAAAAGGCCACGGTTTCCTGACCGCCGAGGGTCTTGGAGCTCTGGCCGATGTGATCACGGCGCTTGAAGGTCTCGCCGACCAGTTCGATGATCGCCTGTTCGATCGCCGGCGGGAGGCTGGCGAAGCCGGCCGTGTAAGCGACGACCACCGGCTGGCGGAACGGAAATATCTCGCCCATCAGCGACAGGCGGCGGCCGTCGAAGAAGAAGCCTTCGGCGCCCGCGACCGGATCGGCCTGGGTGGTGATGACCCGACCGCAAAACGACACTGACTGGACAGCGGTGATCGGCGCCTGGCGCAGCATCATCCACGGCGCGCCCGTGCCATCGTACACCTCGGTGTAGTCGGTGGGCAGCAGATCGCGGCCGAGGTAATCAACGACAAAGCTTGAGGCCGCCGTGATCAGCCGCGCCAACAGGTCGTCGCTGGCGCCGGGTCCGCTGGCCAGGGCGAGCCAGGCCTTCACGTTGTCGAGGGTGGTCAAGTCGCCTGCGGCCATGACGGCTCCCGGATCGAAAGGACTGTGAGCAAGGCCCCGCCATCCTTGGATCGGGCCCAAGGATGGCGAAGCAGTTGGGAGGCGCCTCTACCCCGCCGCGATGTTGGTGATCGCGGCCATGGCGAAGGGGGCGTAGACGGCCAGGGTTTCCTCGGCGTAGACGCCGACCATCTGGGCGCGGGTCGTGACCGGCCAGTCGACCTGGTAGTAGTCGCGTCGCACCTTGACCTCGGCGACATTGGGCACGTCGTTGGATTGGTACTGCAGCGGCAGATCGGCCGCGTAGCCCAGGATGGTCCCCGGCGGGACCAGCGGATGGATCTTGATCGGAATCCGCATGCCGCCGTTGAGGAAGGGGTTGAAGTAGAAATCGATCGCCGCGCCGGCGGTCATCCGAACTTCGCCGGCCTCGGGGTTCTGGAAATATTGCAGCAGCGGGGCGGTTCCGGTGGACAACACCTTGGCGGCGATGTCCTTGAGCTGCTGGCTGTTGACCCACAGAACCGTCGGCGAGACCTGGTAGAGGTCCCACAGGTTCTGCAGCATGGCGTCGATCTCGTTGACCGAGCCGTGGCCGGAAGACGTCAAGGCGGCGCCGACGCCGGGCGTGCCGGTGGCCAGCGAATTGACGTAGGCGCCGTTTCCGGCCTTGAGCGCGGTCGTCAAGAGCCCATCAAAGCCGGTGGCGTTGGTCGAGCAATCGGCGGTGATCGCCGTGGCGGCCTGCCGGGAGCTGGCCAGAGGCGCGGCGAACACGGCGCTGTTGACGCCAGTGATGGCCTGCAAGGTCTCCGATCCGGCCGCGCCGACGAACCAAGCGTAGGCCACCGCGCCCTGGATCGAGGACACGGAGGCCGACAAGGTCTGGCCGAGGGTGACCGCCTGGGTGGCGTTGGCCGACTTGTTCGAGGAGCCGCCGTTGATGGTGAAGGTCTTGCCGTCCGCGCCGGTGACCATCTTGGAGGTCGCCACGCCGTTGGCCAGGCTGGAGTTGCGATAACCCTCCAGGGTCAAGGCGACCACGATCACCGAATAGGTCAAGGCCGGCAGGGTTGCGCCGGAGCCGGCGGCGGCCAGGTTCGGCGCGGTCGGGACGCCAAGCTGGAGCGATGCGTTGCCGGCGAGCACCGCCATCTCCTCCTTCAGCATCATCTTCTGCAGCAGCCGCGTGGTCATGGTCGCCTGGACGTCCTCGAAGGCGCGGCCGGCGCTGATGGCTTCCCAGGTCGCCTGGTCTTCCTCGCCGATGGTGGCGTAGGCGGCGGAGTGATTGGAGGTGGCGTAGCTCATCTGGCCGGCGCGCTGGCCTTCCGGTACCCAGCCGGTGGCGTCGAAGCCGGAGCCGGAGATGGCGTTGATCGCCTTCCAGTTGGTCGCCGTGCCAACGCCGCCGACCCGCGGCAGCGAGCGGATCAACGGAGTGTTCACGGGATAGAGGTTTTTCGCCGGCGCCTGCAGGTCGTAGGCGACCAGGCCGGTACCGGTGGTGATGGCCTTTTCGATGGTGTTGGGACTGGCCCCGGCCATGGCTAGCACATGGCGGGCGATGTCTTCAGACGGGTTGGAGAGGGAGTCGACGACCGACTTTCGGACGTCGTCACGATTGACGATGGCGTTCATGAAAAGCCTCCTTCTTGGGGGCGTGGAAAAGGCGCCCGCGGGCGCCGTGGAAAAGGGTCGCGGCCTGAACGGGTCAGCGCGCGGTCAGGCTGATCGGCTCGCGCAGCGCCGCGCGCAGTTGCAGGCGGCCGCGTTCGTCTTCGGGGAGGCCGTCGAGGTATTTCTTCAGCTCCTCGGCGGTGAGCACGCCAGCCGGACCGGCGCCGGGGTTGGCGTCCTCGGCCTTGGTCACGGCGCGCATGAGGCCCACGACCGCCTTGGGCGCGGCAGGCTGGATGGAGATCTGTTCGAGGCGCTTGGCGAGTGCGTCGATGGTTTGGCGCATCTCCTCGATCCGGGGGACGGCGGCCTCGAGAACCCCGGCGAGGCGAGCGTTCTGCGCCAGCGCCTTGGTCAGATCGTCATGGACCTGGGCCTTGTCCACGTTGGCGGCGTCGCACCGGGCTCCGAGCGCGGTCAGCTGATCGTGGGCGGCCTGGATCCGGGCCAGATCGGCCTCTGAGTTTCGCGCGCCAAGCTTGGCGATCGCCATGAGCTCGGCGGCTTGATCGGGCTGTTCGAATTCGAGCGCGGCCCAAGGCTCCACTTCCATCGCCGCCATTGCCTCTTCGGTCGCGCGTTCCCCGATCAGGGCCTCGCGCGCCTTGACCACGAATTCGGTATGGCGTCCCGGCCGGCCGGCCGCGGCGGCGAGCGCGATGGCCCTGGCGATCACCTCGGCGTTGGTCGGCGCGAGGGAATCCCGATCGGGCGCGGCCTTCCACATCTCCACCACCGCCTCCGGGTTGCACGGCCGGTCGACCAGGGAGATCTCGTTGAGCCTCAGCTTGGTGATGATCTTGGAATTGGCCGGGTCACGCGCCAGCACCTTGCCGCCGATGGAAAAGCCCTTGTAGACGCCGAGCTGAACCTTCTTCACCGCCAAGGGATCGACCACGTGGGTCTCGATCCGGGTCACCCCGTCGGCGTCGACTTGGGCGCTCAGGGTCGCCCCGGCGGCGGACATGCCATGCATTTCGCGCAATGCGCCGAAGCGCATGTAGTCCGGCAGGGCCGCCTTCATGGCCGCCGGCAGGACCGTCTCGTCGGCCTCGTCGACCGCGCCGGTGGACGCGACGCCGATGACCTTGATCGTGCCGTCGTCCTGAGGCTCGACCTTGGTGATTTCGCCATACAATCTCATGGGTTGGGCCCTGCTCCTGAAGCCGCGGGGGTCAGTGGGGTCGCGCCCGAGGCGGTGTAGGTTCTGGCGCGGGCGCCGGCGCCGTCCGGCAGCGGACCCTCGCCGCGGCGGTCGCGCACTTCGTCGATGGTCGCCGAGCCATTGCGCAAGCAAAGGTCGTCGATCTGGGCCTGCTGCAGGGGGTCGACCGCGACCGCGTCGTTCCAGGCGAATTCGAGGTCGGGACAGCCCTGCTCGTCCTGGATGACACCGTCAATCAGCCGCTTGGCCCACAGCTTGATCGGCTCGAGGCCCTCCTCCAGGCCGCGGTCCTTGTCCTCGCCGGCGGTTGAACGGTTCATCTGGCGCACGAAGGGCGTCGGCGGCAGGCTGAAGGCGTGGGCCACGATGCGCGCCAGCCATTCGTCGAAATCGTCCTTGATCGGACTATCCTTGAAGGACTGGTACCTGGTTCCCGCCGGCACCCATAACAGCTTGGCCTGCTGGGCCGTGGCGCCCGACAGCCGCGCGTCCAGCCAGAGCTGCATGTCGCGGATCTGGTCGGGGCTCCAGCCCTCCGGCCCGTTGAGCAGGCCGGCGGGAGTGTTGCCCTCGGTGAAATAGGCAAGCTGCGCGGCCTGGCGGCGGATCAAGGTATTGATCGTGACGATGATCTGCTCGACGGGGCCGAAACCGTAATTGTGGTTCGGGCGCGGATTGCGCGGCGCGTAGATCAGGTCGGAATTAGTCAGGTTGGCCCAGGCGGTTCCCTTGATCACCTGCTGATAGGCGACCGCGTCAGGCTCGCGAGGTCGCCGGCCGGTCTCGTCGACCATCGGATGGATGGTGTCGCCGGGAATGATGTCTAGGCCGATCAAATCTCCGCCCAGGGTGCGCCGCCGCTCGATCGCCGGCGCGTCGAGCACCAGCAGATCCTCCAGCGCCAGCCTCAGCCAAGTGGCGAAGGGCGTCGCCCCGTCGGGCCTGCGCCAGAATGCCTCCAGCACCGCGATGCGCGGATCGGCGCCTCCTCCTCCGTCGACGCCGTCATCGCCGCCCCAGTGTCGGTCGCGCGGCTTGATCCGCCAGCCGAGGCGCTCGACCTGGTCCTTGCGCGTCTCGATGGCCAGCCGGACCAGCTCCACGTTGGCGAAGGCGCGCAACTGGGCGAAGCTGAACGGCTCATAGGCCCGGGGGGTGAGCACGGTGTTGACGCCCAGGGGGAAATCCCAGGCGCGCGGAGGCTCCGGCGCGATCGGCGTCAAGGCCGCGCCCGGGCTGAAAACGCCCCAGGCGTTGGTCAGCGGTCCGGACTGAACCCGGAATCTCAGGGAGGTGCGAAGACCGCCGTTGGGTGGCATGGCCGTTCCTTTGTTTGTGCGGGCGCGGCGCGGGGTGTTAGCCTTGACCGGCAAGGCCGCATCCGACGGCCGTCATGGGAGCGGAACGACGATGCGGGATCTGCGCGGCAAGACAGCCTTCATCACCGGCGGGGCGAGCGGCATCGGGCTGGCGATGGCCGAGGCCTTCGGGCGTGAAGGCATGAATGTCATGCTGGCGGACATCGAGCCCGCCGCCTTGTCCGAAGCGGTCGACCAGTTGCGCGGCAAGCAGGTGCGGACCGAAGCGGTGACCGCCGACGTCGCCAGCCGCGACTCCCTACGCGCCGCGGCGCGGCAGACGATCGCCAAGTTCGGCAAGGTGCATCTGGTGTGCAACAACGCCGGCGTCGCCGCGGGCGGAGTGTTCGGAACGGTGGCGGAAAAGGACTGGGACTGGATCATCGACGTCAATCTGAAGGGCGTCGTCTATGGAATGGAAATCTTCGAACCGCTGATCGAGAGCCACGGCGAGGGCGGCCACTTCGTCAACACCGCCTCCATGGCCGGCATGGTCAGCCCGCCGGGAATGGAGCCGTATTGCGCGACCAAGTTCGCCGTGGTGGCGATGAGCGAAGGTTGGGCCGCGCAGCTGGCGGCCAAAGCCATCGGCGTGTCGATCCTCTGCCCGGGTTATGTGCGCACGCGCATCCACGAAAGCCGCCGCAATCGGCAAGGCGGCTACGGCCCCGACCAGCAGCAAGCCCCGCGCGAAGGCGACCTGGTGTCCGGCGCCGCGGTCCTGGCCGGCATACCGGTCGAGCCGGTGGCCGCGCGGGTGCTCGAAGCGGTGCGCGACAACGACCTCTACGTCTTCACCCATCCGGAAATGCGCGCCGCGGTGGAGGCGCGGTTCCAACGGATTCTGCAGGCGTTCGACAAGTCGGCCAGGAGTCCCGCCCTGGCCGGATTGGAGCCTGGATCGCCGCCCGCGTTGAACGCGAGGAACTGAGGCGCGAGCGGTCCTGCTTTGTTCTCTTTGTTAACCATAAATTAACGAATGGGGTTGCCGGAACGTTCCGATATCGACTCCCCGGCGCGGCGCCGAGCTCATCCGCTCAAACCACTGTGATCTACGGATCTGGTCTTCCCGCCTGCTTCGCCAACTCCAACTCCACCAATTCCCGCCGGGCCAGCACCAGGAACGCCCCTCCGGGCACCGGCTCGGACAGGAACAGTTCGGTCAACGCCCAGACCAGGGCGTCCATGCGATTGGGCGAACCCTCGCCGAGATATCCGTTGGAGGTGGCGTGGCGCAGTTCGCGCTCCAGTTCGGCCAGCGGATTATCGGCCAGGTCGGGGATCAAATGGCGGATGCGGCCCTGTTCGTAGAGGGCCGAGACGGGTTCGGCGCGGACAATCTTGCCGCGCGAAGCGGTGACGAGGGAGACCGGCGCGCTTGAGCGCACGGCCTGGATCGTGAACCGGACCATCTCGCCGCCATAGTTCTTCTCCGCCACGATCTTATCCGCGCCGAAGGCGTCGAAGGCCTCGATGGCGCGGCGTCCCCAGCCTTGCGGCGACAGCCGGCAAGTACGGTCGGCCAGCACGTAGCCCAGGCCGTCGACGCCGAGGCCGGCGACCACGATGCCCTGTTGGTCACCGTCGTCATGACCGCTTGAGCCGGATGGGTCCACGGCGACCACGACCCGTTGAAGATCTGGATGCGAGGCGATCCGCGCCGCCAGGATGGTCTCATACGGCCACAGCGCGCCGGGCACGTCGCCGAGCAGTTCGGCGTGCAGCTCCTGGCGGCCGATCCGTGTGCCTTCGTAGCGCTTGATGATCCCGTCGATGAACACGGCGGGCATGTTGGCTTGGTTGTCGTAGGTCGTCCCGCGCGTGACGACGCCGAACGGGCCGGCAACCAGTTGGCGAACCACCGGCAAGGGCTTGGGCGTGGTGGTGATCACCACACGCGGATCGGCGCCCAGACGCAGGCCGAACTGGAGCTGGTCCCAGGTGTCCTGAGCCCGCGGCCAGGCCGCCAGTTCGTCGGCCCAGGCCGCGTCGTGCTGAGGGCCGCGCAGGCGTTCCGGCTCCTGGGCCGAATAGAGAAAGGCCACGGCGCCGTTGGGCCAGATGACCCTGCGGCGCGATGGTTGGTAGGTCAGCCGCTCCCGGGGCGAGCTGATGTTGAGCAGGCCGGACTCGCCCTCGACCATCACATCGCGGACATCGGCGACGGTGGGGCCGATCAGGGCGATGCGGCGGCAGCCGGCGGCGATCTGAGACCTGACCCACTCGGCGCCGGCGCGAGTCTTGCCGAAGCCGCGGCCAGCCAGGATCAGCCAGTAGCGCCAGTCGCCCGGCGGCGGCAGCTGGGCCTGCCGGGCCCAGAAGGGCCAGACGTACTTGAGAGCGACAGTGTCGGAGTTATCGAACCTTTGACCCGCCGTGGCGATCGCCTGCCGGCTGTGGGGCGGTTGCGAAGGCAGCGAGCTTATTTCGGACGCTTGGCGCGGCTTCGGAGGCTTCGATGGCGGCACTTTGATCCCACTCCCGCCGATCGGCTTGGCCGAGGTAGTGCTTGCCGAGGAAGACAGCCATGGTCGGACTAGTCTGGGCGAGTTTGAATTGGGTGATGCGCGGCTGTTCGATGACCAAGGCGCGCCCCTGTTCGAACGCCGTACGGGCGCGCCCGTTACGGGCGAAGAAATTGGTCATCCGGCTGTCCGGCACGCCGAAGATCTGGGCGGCTTCGGCCACTGTACATTGGATGGCGCCGAGCTCAGCCAGCTTGGCCAAGGCGACGTCGTCATGGCGCAGAACCGGCGGCGCTCGCCGAGCCAGTCCGCGTGAAGCGGAAGGTTTGGTCATAGGGGAGAACAACTCCGGCTCGCGCCGCGCGCGGTGGAAGCGCATTTCTCGACCGTGACGACTTATAGCCTCGGATTCGCCAATAGGTCAATATCAATTGCGAAATTCTGTGACAGCAAGTCACGATAGGACGACGGCGGAGCATGTACGTATATTGAGGCCCGGATCGGCTTTTCCGGTCGACGCGGATGACATTCTAGCGGAGCGCGGTCGATTAACCCACTGAAACAGTATGATAGGTTGGCTCTGGGTCGCGACATCAGATTGTGGTGGCGCAACTCCCGACCGTGCGGACTTGTAGCGCTAGATTCGCCATGCTGTCAATCCGAGACGGGCCATTGCGTGCCCACACGTCACTATTGTGCTAGTGCTGCCGGCGAGAGCTCGGCGGTGACCACTCGCGCGCGGCGTAGTCGTCCAGGTCGCGCAGGCTGGCCGTGCATTGATGGCGAACCAACAGGTCCTTCTTGTATTCCACGGCGTCCGCCACGCTCCAATCCGGATGGCGCGCCTGGACCCAGTGGAAGTAGTCGACCAGGGCCCGCAGGCGCTGGGCGTCGCCGGCCAGGGATTCCGGACACTGGAACGCCGCGTCGACGGCGGCGTCGGTTGCTGGCGCCGCGTGGACTTCGGGCGGTTGATCGATCTGGGCGCGGCCGGGTGACGCCTGGACCGACAAGGCCATCAGGACCGTGACAACCGCCAAGCTCCGGGTCCGTGCCGCCAT